ATGGAACAGTACCTACAAGCTATCCAAAAAACTAAAAAGTAATATAGGGAGATATTCTAATGAATACTGTATCTTACGATAAATTAGTTGAGAAGTGGAGTCCCGTTCTCAACGAAGAAGCGGCTGGTGAAATTAAAGATTCACACCGTCGTGCTGTAACTGCTGCGGTTCTTGAAAACCAAGAAATCGCATTCCGTGAGCAGGGTGCTCTTATGGAAGCAGAAACCAACAACTCTGTAACTGGTTTCTCTTCTGCTGCAAGTCCTGGCGCTAACTGGAACCCCGTAATGATCGCACTTGTTCGTCGTGCAATGCCTAACTTGATGGCATACGATCTGTGTGGTGTTCAACCCATGACTGGCCCTACTGGTCTTATCTTCGCAATGCGTTCACGTTACAAAACTGCAAACGCTGGTGCGGGTGCGGCTAACACTGAAGCATTGTTCAACGAAGCAGTAACTGCATACTCAGGTGACTCTTCTACTGATGCAGCTGCTGGTGACCAATCAACTGCTGGCCCTTCAGGTCTGGTTGGTGTTACTGACGTTGACAATGACTCTACTATCGCAGACATCGCTGGTGACTCTACTATCCCCGTTGTTAACGGTGGTATGTCAACTGCTACTGCTGAAGCACTTGGTACCCCTGGCGGTAACGATTTCCACGAAATGGGTTTCACCATCGAGAAAGCAACTGTAACTGCTAAATCTCGTGCGTTGAAAGCAGAATACACCTTAGAATTGGCACAAGACTTGAAAGCGATTCATGGTCTTGACGCTGAAACTGAGTTGGCAAACATTCTGTCTACAGAAATCCTTGCTGAAATCAACCGTGAAGTTATCCGTACCATCAACGCTCAGGCGAAGATTGGTTCACTTCAAGACGGTCTTCAGACTAAAGGTATCTTCGACTTGTCAACTGACGCAGATGGTCGTTGGTCAGTAGAGAAGTTCAAAGGTCTGTTGGTTCAGTTGGATCGTGAGTGTAACGTAATTGCAAAAGAAACTCGTCGTGGTAAAGGTAACGTTGTTATCTGTTCTTCTGACGTTGCTACTGCGTTGGTTGCTTCTGGTATGTTGGACTATGCTCCTGCATTGAGCACTAACTTGCAAGTTGACGACACTGGTAACACTTTCGCAGGTGTATTGAACGGTCGTATCCGTGTATACATCGACCCCTATGCGGTTGGTGACTACATCACTGTTGGTTACAAAGGTACTAACCCTTATGACGCAGGTATCTTCTACTGCCCATACGTTCCTCTACAGATGGTACGTGCGGTTGGGGAGAATGATTTCCAGCCACGCATCGGGTTCAAGACCCGCTACGGGATGGTTTCTAACCCATTCGTTGACGTAGGTAACATGAACGGTCGTGATGGTCTTGCTGCAAACCGTACTAACCAGTACTACCGCATCTTCCGCGTGGACAACATCCTCGCATAAGAACTATAAGAAAGAAGTGGTAAAGATTGGGGGGCAATGCCCCCCTTTTTTTTATTTGCGACGATTGCATGATCCGTGGACAGCATCACAGTTTTCAAGTGTGGTAGGATTACCGTCCTTATAGAGTAGAATGTGATCACCTTCGATTTCAGATCCAAACTCTGGCATCTTAGTCTCACAGATCGCACAGATACCTTCTTGGTTGATGTATGCAGTATGAACCTCTTCACGAGTAAAAGTGCGTTTAGAGTCAAGTTGCACACTAAAGTATTGTACCTTCGATACCTCTTTCCACAATGCATCTAGTGCAGAATTAGTGTCGAACTTACCACTACCATTCATGAATGCTTCGAAAGGAGTCTTAGTCATTCCTTTAGCACGTAACTTTGGATCTTTTAGATTGATTACTGCCTTGATAAAACAACGCATAAAATCAACTGGGTCAATCTTAACATTTGACTTCATTAAATCTGACACCATCACACAGTAGTTACGCAACAACTTGAGTGGGATAAATTTCTTTGCATCGGGTACTTGACGCATTGATTGATTAACAAAGGACATAACTTTATTAATATGATTCGCCTTGAACTCTTTTTGATGCATTCGTGCATGGGTGCGATAAAAATCATCGATCGCCTTGCCACCAACACCTTTGGACTTGTAAGTGTCACTCGAAATCATGTAGATAGTTTCAGCAAGCATTTTATCAACATCAAGTGCCCTATGTTCTGCTTTCGCAATCCACACTAATTCATTTCCATTCTCTTTTGTTTCAAAGATGGGGTAAGGGTTAAAACGACACTTGTCCTGAACAAAACGTGACATCGCAGAAGATATTGCCTGACGCTTCTCTTGAGCGTTCAATGATGTAGAGTTATTCAATACATTCACAAAGATCTCACCTGCTTCTTCAGCGGTTAGATCCATGTATACCTGAGCGGACAACTCATAATCCATTAGATACTCACGGACAGAGAATGGAAGTTCTTTGAAAAACTTTCCACGACAATCGTAAGTAAAATCACAATCGTCGATCTCAACAAACTCTAGTTCATCATCATTCGGTAGAGCGAATGCATTGTCTAGGTAACGTTTGACGATTGTTGTTGCGCGTTGCTGACCATCCATGATCTCAGCAAGAAAACCATGTGGGATATGTTCACCAAAGCGAAAACAAAATTCTGGGATAATAATCTGACTTAAAAAGAAAGATTTCATGAACTGTTCTTGCCACTGTTGTACTGCACGAAAGAAACGTTGATACTCTCGTGGACTAAAGTTCATTTTGTCTTTTACATCTGATAATTCACGGATAGTGAAAGCGATGCGGCGGTTGCGGTTGATCAAAGGGTCTCCGTTGTCATCAACGGTTTTACCTTCCATAAGGTTACGTAAAATCATTTTGATATCTCCATTGTGTACTGCGCACATTGTGTGCCTTGTACGTTAAAGTTTAAAATGTGGTCTACACATAAACTGTCATGACCACTTTAGTATAGTAACAAAGATCATCGTCTTTGTCAAGCGTGAATATTACCGAATTATATCGATGTCATCCGCATTGGTGTTCCACGTTTCCAGCTGGGTACGTAGACGACCTTCTGACTTGAGAGTATCGTATCGTCGGGCCGCTTTGGTGCGCCACCACTCAACTACATTCTCAGTATTAAATCTATCAAAATTTTCTGCCTTTGTCAAGTCATTTCTTTTTAAATTTAAATAATCTTTGACAGATTGTGCATCATACCCATAGGTCGACACATAGGATCTCTTCCGTTCGGTGAGATTCAAGGCATTAGAATAGGTCTGACAGAACTTCGCATAGGCAGTCTCATCGTGAGATTTGAGAGAGGATTTGATGATACTGACCATTTTGGTTTGCGTCTTCAACTTACGTGAAGTTGCATCACGAGCAACGAGGTGTTCACCCCCGTTTCTTTCAGTAAACCAATCATCAAGTTGACGATACTTGTCGTCATTAATCAATGGTGCGAAGTTTGAGTCTGTCAGACCCGTAAAACGTAAAAATGGTTTCATTCCGTCATATTGACTTGACGATTTTGAACTTCCATATAAAGATGTGGTCTCGAAGACACAGAAGTTACTTCCGTACTTCTTGTTTAACATTTCTCGTACTTCGTGGGAAGTACATATCGCCGCACATAGTTTACCACCCAGTGCATTGAATCCAAACGGTTGACTGGCCACGATGGTGAACCCCATGATGGCAGAGTCGTTAAATCGTTTCATGACCTCTGGGTTGTGAGAATCAAGGGGATTACCCAACCACTCATTGCGGGGTCGTGAGTTGATTACAGGAGAACCCAGACGAATCATACCAAGTATCGAATTGGTGTTGTCTTCCTTAACCAATATGCACAACTGCTTGCCAGGGATGCTCTGTTCGATTACAGCGGACGTGACGATCTCACAGTACGGATAAAACTTAGATACTTTTTCTGCGTGGAACGATATCTTCATATCATTCGGGTGTATGCTGTGACCATCATAGAAATCATTCTCTATCCCGAAGCCAGGCAGAGATTCAGGGAACGTCTTCATGCGTTCCATTTTTACTTTGCGCATGTAGTCGTCGATTCGTTCCATCTCACTGAAAAACTTCTCGAATACATTCGCCGCATAAATAGCGTCAGACTTAGATAAATACATATAATCCTCTCATTAGATAGGACATTATACTAAAACTTTTACAGGAAGTCAACATGGCATCTGATACTTTTGATTGCGGAACAAACTATTTACAACCCACTGGATTTAAGATCATCATCAATCGCCGTGATTTTCCAAACCTACAGTTCTATGCACAAGCGGTAAGTCACCCTGACGTAAACCTACCTGCCACAGATATTGGTTTCTCTCGCATATCTAATGTACCTATAGTCGGTGACAAGATTGAGTTTGGCATTCTTCAGATGGATGTTCTACTCGACGAAGACATGAACTCATACCGAGAGCTCTACAACTGGATGGTTTCTGCAACTGCACAGAAACACCTGCTTGCAACTGGTGGACTAGGTCAAGGTGAGAATCCGTACAGATCATCGTCGTATTATGACATAACCGTGGCGGTACTGTCAAGCCACAACAATGTCAATCGTACATTTAGATATATAAACGCGTTCCCGACAAGTGTGGGTCAGATATCCTTGACTGCGTCTTCGGCCGAACAGTTTCTGTCATTTCCAGTATCGTTCAGATTTGACTATTTTAACTTTAAGTGATATAATATAGTAGTTTTTAACTACGGAATTTGCAATGAATCTTGAAAGAATTTTAGAAGAGTGGAAGACCGACTCACGTATTGAAATGAATGCACTGGACGCCAGTTCGGTGCAGACTACTGTGCTTCATGCCAAGTATCTAGAACTTCATGCCACCTACAAACTCAAATTGAAGGATGCAGAATTTAAACAAGCGACACTGATGAAGAACAAGTGGTTGTGGTACTCAGGTAAACTATCCAAAGAAGAGATTGATCGGTTCGGATGGGACTATGACCCCTACGAAGGTCTGAAAATTCTCAAGGGTGACATGGCACACTTTGTCGAAGCGGACAAAGAGTTACAGGAGTCAGAGGCAAAAATTGAGTACCTTAAAACTACTATAGATACTCTCAAGGATATTCTGGAGAACCTGAAATGGCGACACCAGACAATTCGTAATACATTGGAATGGAAGAAGTTCGAGGCTGGGTTCTAATTGGAAATCATTAAGTTCACGATGAAAAATTATGCCATGCTCCAAATGACGGAGTGTGCGCCTCATATCGTCTCTGAACTTAGTGACCATTTTACATTCGAAGTCCCTGGCGCTAAATTTATGCCGGCAGTAAAGAAGCGTGTTTGGGATGGAAAGATTCGTATGTTCAACCGTACCAACGGTGAGATCAATGCGGGTCTATACGAGTCTATTCGTAAGTTCTGTGCGGAACGGGGTTACGGAATCAAGGTTGAGGAATCACCCTATGGTTTCCCTTATGATAAGAACAAAGTCCCGCACATGGCATTCCAAGAGTTTCTGGATACACTCAACCTTCCTTTTAAGCCACGTGACTACCAGTACGATGCGATTGTGCACGGTATCGAAAACAAACGTGCGATCATGTTGTCACCTACAGGATCTGGTAAGTCGTTTATCATCTACATTCTTGCGCGGTGGTATCTAGAGAATCATAACAAAAAACTTCTGTTGATTGTGCCTACTACATCACTGGTAGAGCAGATGTACAAGGACTTTCACGACTACGGTTATGATGTGGAAACAAACTGTCATCGTATCTACTCAGGTAGAGACAAGGAGTCAGAATGTCCACTGATTATCTCTACATGGCAGTCAATCTATAAACTAGGCCCTCCTTGGTTCCAACAGTTTGGTTGTATTGTCGGTGATGAGGTACACGGGTTCAAGTCCAAGTCTTTGTCGTCTATTATGAACAAGGCAATCAAGGCAGAGTATCGGTTTGGTCTGACAGGTACTCTTGACGGTACACAGGTACACAAGTTGGTACTTGAGGGATTGTTTGGGCCTGTGCATCGAGTCACAACCACACACGAACTACAGAAGCAAGATACCCTTGCAAAACTTGATATAGATATAGTACTACTTAGATATGCGAGGGAACATTGTCAACTCACAGACAAAAGGACGTATCAAGATGAGATCGATTTCATCGTCCGATACGAAAAACGAAACAAGTTCATTGCCAACTTGGCAGTCAATCAAACAGGAAATACTCTGGTACTGTTTAATCTTGTGGACAAACACGGCAAGGTTTTACGGAATCTGATTGAGGAAAGACTGAAAGATGGACAACGATTTTTCTTCGTATCAGGAGAAACGAAAACAAGTGACCGAGAAGCGATTCGGAATATTGTGGACAAGCAAAAAAATAGTATTATACTCGCTAGTCTGGGGACTTTCTCCACTGGCATTAACATCAAAAATATTCATAACATCATATTTGCATCTCCTAGCAAAAGTCAGATCCGAGTACTCCAGTCGATAGGTCGAGGACTGCGTAAAGCAGAAGACGGTACAGATACCAAGTTATATGATATTGCAGATGATCTACACTACAAATCTAAGAAGAATTTTACACTACTACATAGTGGTGAACGTATAAAAATTTATACGAGAGAGAAGTTCCCCTACAAAATTACACAGGTGCCTATATG